ATGAAAAGTTTAAAAGATTAAGAGAATTTAATAATAAATATAAATTTAGCTTGCAAAATATAAAGATAAGATACGGTATAGATGAGAGTTTAGAATACTTAAGGGGGAAAAGTAAAAATTAAAAAAGTATGTAATTATAGTGAGTGTACTAACCTTATTAAAGCAAATGAAACGTATTGCAGTAAGCATTCATTTAATAATAGGGATAGACATAAGAACTATAAAGTAAGAAGAAAAGATAAAGATGAACAAGCTTTTTATAATTCTAAAAAATGGCATATAGTTAGGACTAATGTTATTGCTAGAGATTTAGGATTATGCAAGGTTTGTTTAAGTAAGAATAGAATAAGAGTTGCTGATGTTGTACATCACATAATAGAGTTAAAGGAAAGCAGGGAGCTTAGATTAAGGACAAGCAACCTGCTTTCTTTATGTAATTCATGTCATCAGGAAATACACGCTAAATATAGAAAAGGTATGGTTACTAAAAGAAATACTCAAGAAGAATTATTTAAGCTAATTCCTAAAGTCTAGGGGGTGTATAAAAAGTTTTTAAGAAGTGCCAAAAGGTCGCAGTATCTATGTCAGAAAAAATTTTTTCGGTTTTTGAAGTGAAAGGGGGTATTTTAAGTTTTGGGAAGAAAGATGATTTCAGTTTCTCAAATTCTTGCAAATGGAAATAGGAGTCATTTGACTAATGAAGAAATTGAAAAAAGACAAGAGCAAGAAGAAAAATTAAAAAGATTACCAAAGGATAAGATAAGACCACCAACATGGTTATCTAAAGATGGGAAAAGTATTTTTAAGAAAATTGTTAAAGAGCTAGATGCAGTAGACATACTTGCTAATATTGATAATTATAATTTAGCCATCCTAGCGAACTCTTTAGAAAAATATATAGAGTGTACTAGAAAGTTGAATTGTGACGAGCTTACAGTAACACATATTAATAAAAGAGGATTTGAAACTACTCAAAAGAATCCTTTGATTTCTATTCAGATTCAATATGCTGATGTTATTAAAAAGTTAGGTGCAGAGTTTGGATTAAGTCCAGCAGCAAGGTTAAAGATTATTCAAGAAGCAGAAGAGGTTGATGAAGAAGAAAAAGAATTTAATGAGGACTTTGGAAATGTATAATACAGTTCTTGAAGAGCTTATTGATTATTCTAATAAAATACTAAGTGATGAAATTATTGCTTGTAAAAGACATAAACAAGCTTGTCAGAGATTTCTAAATGATTTAGAAAATATGGAGCATGAAGATTATGATTATTATTGGGATGAAAAAGAAGCTCAGAGAATAGTTAAGTGGTATAGCTACTGTAAGCATTCAAAAGGAGTGTTAGAAGGACAACCAATAGTATTAAATTCATGGGCTAAGTTTGTAGTTTGTAATATAGAAGCTTGGAAGCATAAAGATACAGATTATAGAAGATTCAGGTTTGCATTTATTCAAGTAGGGAGAAAGAATGCAAAATCTCAATTAGAAGCGGGTATGTCAGGCTATGAAATAGGAGCAAAAGGATATAATGCAGCAGAGGTTTACACCTTAGGAGTTGAAAGAGATCAAGCTAAAATTGTTTTTGATGAATGGGAGCTAATGACTTCTAAACCATTAAAGAAAAAGTTTAAGTTTACTCAAAAGGAGATAAGACATAAGAAAAGTAATAGTTTTATAAAACATCTAAGTAAGAAGGCTGGTAAAACTGGTGATGGTAAGAATCCACAAATGGCTATTATAGACGAATATCATGCACATCCAAATTCAGATATGTATGATGTTATGAAATCAGGTATGATGGCAAGAACAGAGCCACTTTTAGTAATAATAACTACTGCTGGAATGGATTATGAGGAAACAGCTTGTTACTATGAATATTTAGATTGTTGTTCAATATTGGATGGTACTTTTGAAAATGATAAATACTTTGTAATGATTTGTGAATTAGAAAAAGAGGATGATCCTTTTGACGAAAAAGTTTGGTTAAAAGCTAATCCAGTTTTATGTACTTATCCTGAAGGAATAGAAAGTATGAGGGAAAATGCTAAATTAGCTAAGAATACAAGTAATGAAAAGAAAAGAATAGAGTTCTTTACTAAGAATTGTAATATATACGTTGCAGCAGGTGAAAAAAGATATGTTGATGTTGAATACTGGAAAGCTTGTAAAGAGGACATAACCTTAGAGAATTTCAGAGGACATGATTGTTATATTGGAATAGATTTATCAAAGTCAGGAGATTTAACTTCAATTGCTTTTGAGTTTCCTTATTTAGATGGGGATGTTAGAAAATATGCTTTCTTTGGACAATCATTTATACCATCAGAGGTAGTTAATGAAAAAATGATAACTGACAATGTACCATATGAATTATGGAGTAAGAAAGGTTGGTTAATAAAGACAGAAGCTAATGATGGCTTGATAGTAGATTTTTGGTCAGTTCTAAATACTATACAAAGTATTGTTAAAGAATATGATTTAAATGTTATTGAAATAAGCTATGACCCTCATGGAGCTGCAATGTTAGTTAGTGAATTAGAAAGAATAGGTTATATATGTGTACAATGTGGACAAAGTTGTGCAAAATTAAATGAAGCTACTGTAAGCTTTAGAGATTTAATGAAAGTTAAGCAAATAGTTCATGATGATAATAAACTTATGACTTGGTGTGTTCAAAATGCAGAGACTGATACTAACTCTTTTGGAGAAATAAAAATAAGTAAGAAGAGTAGATTCAAAAGAATTGACCCATTAGCTTCTAGTATATTTGCTCATAATAGAGCTATGACATATTGGAATAGAGAAAAATTAGATGTGAGCGAATTTGCAGAAGAAGATTTCTTAAAGAAATTATGGGGGAGAGGATAGATGAAATTTTTAAAAAATTTGTTTAGTAAAAGAAGTAATTATGATGAAGATATTGGAGTGAGTTTATCAGATTCTAACTTTTGGGAGAAATTTGGTATAAAATTAGGATTTTCAATATCAGGTAAGAAAGCTTTAAAAGAAAATACAGTTTATATATGTACAAAAGTTAGAGCAGAAAGTATAGGTAAATTATCTTTAAAAGTTTATAAGGAAAGGGAAGAATATAAAGAGCATGAACTTTACTATCTTTTAAAATATAAACCTAATCCATTAATGAACTCAATTAATTTTTGGAAGTGTATAGAAGCCCAAAGAACTTTAAAGGGGAATGCATATGCGTATATAGAAAGAAATAAAAAGGGACAAGTTACAGGAATATATCCTATTGATTCAGATAATGTTACAAAAGTAATTGATGATAATAATTTTTTAAGTAGCTTAAGTAAAGTTTGGTATATAGTAATTGATAATAAGGGGATAAAGCATAAACTATATTCAGATGAAATATTACACTTCATTGGAGATATTACTTTAGATGGATTGATTGGAATAGCTCCATTAGAATATTTAAAATGTACTGTTGAAAATGGAAGAGCGACACAAGAATTTGTAAATAAATTCTTTAAGAATGGACTTAGTACAAAAGGTGTAATTCAATATGTTGGAGATTTAGATGAAAAAGCTAAAAGAACTTTTAGAAAAGAGTTTGAATCAATGAGTAATGGATTAGAGAATGCTCATTCAGTTTCATTACTTCCTTTAGGCTATCAGTTTCAACCTTTGTCATTAAGTATGGCTGATGCTCAATTCTTAGAAAATTCAAAGTTAACTAAGAGAGAAATTGCAGCAGCATTTGGAATGAAGTCTTATCATCTAAATGATTTAGAGAGAGCAACATTTAATAATCTTACAGAGCAACAGAAAGATTTTTATATAACAACACTTCAACCATCTCTTACTAATTATGAGCAAGAGATGCAGGATAAGTTATTTAGCCAATATGAAACTTTAAAAGATGTAAGAGTAGAATTTAATGTTGATACTATTTTAAGGAGTGATATAAAAACTAGATATGAATCTTATAGAATAGGTATTCAAAGTGGTTTCTTATCTCCTAATGAGGTAAGGAAAAAAGAAAATTTACCTGCTAAAGAAGGAGGGGATGAACTACTTGCAAATGGTAATATGATTCCAATAATTATGGCAGGAAAGCAATATTTGAAAGGTGGTGATAATAGTGGAGCATAAGGAAGTTAAGAGAGAAGTAAGACACTTTATTTCTAATTTTGAGGCAAGGTCAAATGAAGAAAGTGGAGTTAAAACAATATCAGGTTATGCATCAAAGTATAACGTAGAATCACAAGTATTAAGAGATTGGTGGGGAGATAAGTTTGTAGAAGTTGTTGCTGAGGGAGCTTTTGATAATAGCTTAAGAAACAATACTATAAAAGCCTTGTATAATCATAATACTGATAATGTATTAGGTTCAACAAAGAGTGGTACTTTAAGGCTAGAAAGTGATTCAGTAGGATTAAGGTTCGATATTGATTTACCTAATACAACAGTTGCTAATGATTTATATGAAAGTGTAAAGCGTGGAGATGTTGATGGTACTTCCTTTGGATTCAAGGTACTTGATGATAAGTGGAGTAAAGTTGAAAAAGATGGTGAAGAAATAATGAAAAGGACTTTATTAGAAGTTGAGTTATATGAAATATCACCAACGCCATTTCCTGCTTATGAAGATACTGAGGTAGATTGCAGAAGTTTAGAAAAAATAAAAACAAGTGTAAAGAAAAAAGAAGAAAAGAGAAGTAATTTATTAGAGCTTATGTATTGTTAAGGCTCTTTTTTTATTACTTAAATTTAGGAGGAATTTTAGGAATGAATTTATTTGAAAGATTAAAGGAATTAAGAGCAAAGAAAAAAGAGTTAGAAGAGAAAAGAAGTGGTGTTGTAGATGAGGTTAGATCACTAGCTAAAGAAGGGAATGAAGAGGAAGCTAGAAGTAAAGCTTTAGAAAGAGAGAAGATAGAAGCTAGAATGGAAATAATTGAAGAAGAAATAGAATCAGTTATGGAAGCCATTGAAGAAGAAAGAAGTAATAGTAAATTTTCAGGTGGAAGAGTTTTAGGGGGAGAAGGTTCAAAAGAAGAAAAAAGAAGCTTACAACTAAGTGCAATGAGTAAAGTTGTAAGAGGTATGGCTTTAAATGAAGAAGAAAGAGATGTGATGTCATCATCTAATAACGGAGCAGTAATACCACAAGAGTTTGTTAATGAGTTTGAAAAGTTAAAGGAAGGTTATCCATCTTTAAAAGAATATTGTCATGTAATACCAGTAGCTAGAAATACAGGAAAGTTACCAGTAAGAGCAGGTTCAACAGTTACTAAACTTGCAAACTTAGAAACAGATAAAGAATTAGTTAAGGCTATGTTAAATACAAAACCTATGACTTATGATATAGATGATTATGGATTACTTGCACCAATAGATAATTCATTGTTAGAAGATAGTGAAATAAACTTCTTAGAATTTGTAAATGAAGAGTTTGCAGAGTTCTCAGTTAATACAGAAAATTCAGAGATAGTAAATAAAGCTAAGGGTTTATTAGCAGAAGAAGTTGTAGTAGATTATCAAGGGTTAGTTAAAGCAATTAATTCATTAGCTCCTAATGCTAGACAAAGAGCAGTTATTGTTACTAATTCAGAGGGAAGAGGATATTTAGATGGATTAATGGATAAGCAAGGTAGACCATTATTAAAAGAATTATCAGATGGTGGAGAACTAATATTTAAAGGTAGACAAGTTATTGAATTAGAAGAAACAATATTTGATACTGGAGAAGAAACTAAGTTTATGATAGTAGACTTAAAAACATTAATTAAGTTTTTAGATAGAAAGCAATATCTTATAGATCAATCAAAAGAAGCAGGATATACTAAGAATCAAACTATTGCAAGAATAATAGAAAGATTTGATGTTGAAGCACCACTAGATAAAGCAACTGATGCTGAAAAAATAAGAAAATTTGGAGTAATTATAAAAATAGGTGATACAGTAGTTACACCTAAAAATAAAGATAAGGTTGAAGCAGGAGAAGCTACTCAATAATAGAGTAGCTTTTAATTTATGGAATTAAAAGAAATAAAAGAATATTTAAGAGTTGATTTTGAGGAAGATGATATTCTTCTTCAAAATCTTATTTATGCAGCAGAGGAATATTTATTAAATGCAGGTATAAAAAAAGATTACTCTAAATCACTATATAAACTAGCCATAAGTTTACTTGTTAAACATTGGTATGATAACAGAGATAGTGTAGCTATTGGAAGTACAACTAAGAAATTAGAATTTTCATTAAATTCTATATTAGTTCAGTTGAAATATTGTGGTGACAAAAATGGATAGATTAAATAATAGAATTTTAATAAAAAAAGAAGTTATAAAAGTAGTTAATGGTAGAAGACAAAAAGAAGAGCCGATTGAATTTTATCCATGTTGGTCTGAAGTGTTGGACTTATATGGAAAGGAACTATATGAAGCTATGTCTATGAAGTTAGAGAATACAGTTGTATTCAAAGTTAGGTACTGTAGAAAGTTAGAAGAGTTAAGAAATAAAAAGGATTTTTTTATTGAATGGCAAGGAAGAAAGTATAGTATATATCAAGCTGATTTCCTAGGATATAATAAGAAATTTATAAAGTTAAAATGCAATGAGGTTTTATAAATGAGTGGGTGGGAAATTGAGTTTGAAGGTTTAGATGAACTTATAAAAACTTGTGAAAGTTTAGCTACTGAAAATCAATTAGAAACTACTGATAAAAAGGTGCTTAAAGAATGTGGTGATTTAGCTTATGAAACTGTAAAGCCATTAATTCATAAAAGCAAAGATAATAGTAAGAGTGGAAGAAAAGGTAGTAGACCTAATGGCCATGCATCAGATAATATTCCTAAGCCTAAAATAAGTAAAAAGAAAGGAAAGCTTCAATGTATTGTAGGATGGGAGAAATCAGATAATACACCGTATTTCTATATGAAGATGGAAGAATGGGGAACATCAAAAAGACCACCACACCACTCTTTTGGAGTAGTTAATAAACTATTAAGAAAACAATATAGTAATATTGCTTTAAAGCATTATGAAAAATTAGTGAAAAAATTAGAAGATTAGAGGTGATAAGTTGGAGGTTGATATTATAGCTTTAGTAAGTGAAAGATTAGAACCTTTAAATATTATGGTTATAGAAGGATGGTATGATAATGAATTAAATAAAACTCATATAACCGTACATGAATATCTTGAATCAGAAGAAAGCTTTCAAGATGATGAAGCAAGTGAATTAGAACACAATATACAAGTAGATATTTGGAGTAAAGATTCTGTAGAAGCTTATAATTTAAAAAAGCAAGTTAGAAAATTATTAAAAGAAAATGGATTTAAATTTACAAGTGGACAAGATTTATTTGAAAGTGATACTAAAATATATCATAAAGGATTAAGATTCACTTATTTGGAAGAAGTATAAAAAGAAAGGATTTTGAGAAGTATGTCATTAGTAGTAAAAACAAGAAGAAAAGCATTAAAGGATATACATATAGCTTTAGTAACTAAAAATGATGCATCAAATTATGCTACAGAGACTCCTATAAAATTAGGTCGTTCAATAAGTGTAAAAGAAACCGTTAAGAAGAATGTTGAAAAAACTTATTCAGATGATGGAGTAGAAGAGGTAATTGAGAGTTATGTAAGCACAGAAATAGAGTTTGATGTAAATAAACTTTCACCAGAAGATAAGTCAATGGTTAGAGGAGCTTTATATGAGAATGGTTTTTTAGTTTATAACAAGGATGATAAAACTCCAGAAGTGGCTATAGGATGGAGAGCTAAAAATACAAATGGTAAATATGAATTTATATGGCACTATTGTGGTAAATTTAATGAGGGGTGGACAGAGAACTTTGAAACAGAGCAGGAGAAAGTAAAGACACAGACTTCTAAGATGAAAGGGACATTCTATGCTAGAGATAAAGATGGTAATTATAAAATAGAAGTAGATGAAACTTACTTACTAGACGAGAATAAAGATGCTAAAAGTGCTATTGAGAATTGGTTTTCAAAAGTTCCAGAGTTAGTTAAGGCTACTAAAACACAAGAAGAAAGTTTAAGTGAAGTAAAAGAAAAGCAATAATTTTAAAAGAAGATAGGTTTATTTAACTCTATCTTCTTTTTATTTTGAAAGGGTGATTATATGAAGATAACAGTTAAGAATAAAGAGTATGATTCAGGAAAGTTAGTAAGAAGTAAATATAAAGCTTATTCAGAGTTAAGAGATAAAATTTTATCTAAACAAGAAGACGGAAAGTCATACAATGAAGAAGATTTAGATAATATGGTTAGTGTTCTTGTAAAGATATTTGATAATCAATTTACCGAAGATGATATAAATGATGATATGGATGTAGCTGACATAATATTTAATTTTACATCAATAGATTTTAGTATTATGGAGAAACTTGATAAAAAGGTAGAGAAAGTAAATGAAGCTTTTACAAAGGGCAAGAAGTAGATTTATATGATATATCTATTTCTTGCCAAAGAACATTTAATTTTAATTGTAGAAAATACAAGAAGTCTTTAGGAATACTAAAGAAATTAAATAAAAGTGAAGATGAATTTATAAATATATATAAGCTATTATTAGTGTTTTTTGATAATAAGCTTACAGAAGAACAATTAGAGAAAGAAGATGTTTTAGATATTATATATATCTATTTATTAATAAAAAAGTATATAGAAAATATAAATGAAAGAATTTTAAATGTTTTAAATATAGATCAAGAAGAAAAAGAAGAAAGTGCATTTGATGATTATGATGAAGAGTATGGGTATAATGCTTTAGAAGAAAGTGAGGAAATAGAAAAAGATATTTATGATAGTTATCTTAATATTTTAAATGTAATTTTTAAATTGGCTAAGAATGAATTAAACATGAATATAAAGGAATCTTATGAAATTGATATTTATGAGTTACTTGATTATTTAGATTTTGAATTAAAAAATAGAGAAAACATTCAGACCTCAGAAGAAATTTAGAAAGGAGGAATGATATGGCTGCAAATATTAAAATAGGAGCTAATTCTAGTGATTTTCAAAAACAAATGAAACAGATGGCTCAAGAATTAAAGAAAGTAAGTAGTAGCTATAATTTAGCTAATACACAGGCTAAACTTTTTGGAAATCAAACGGATTTACTTAAAAGTAGACAATCAGAATTAACTTCTAAAATTAAAATTCAAAATAAAATGATTGAAGCCCAAGGAAACAATCTTAAAAAGTTAAATGGTGATTTGGATAAGCAAAAATCTACACAGAAGGAACTAGCAGATAAGATTGAACTTACTAATAAAAAGTATAAAGAAAGTGTAGAAGCAACTGGCAAAAGCAGTAAGGAATCTAAAGAATTAGCTAAAGAACTTAAAGAATTAAAAGAGGATTATGCTAAAAATGATAAGGCTATAGAAAGTAATATTTCTAAATTAAATAATGCAGAAACTAAGCTTAATAATAGTAAAAAAGCATTATTAGAAAATGAGAAAGCACTTAAAGATGTAAATAAAGAATTAGAAAAAAGTAAGTTAGATAAATTTTCAGAAGGAATAGGAAAAGCTGGAGAGAAAGCTGAAAAAATATCTGATAAAATGAAACCAGCTAGTGTTGCTATAACTGGATTTGGAACTGCGGCAGCAATGGCAAGTATAGGCTTTGAAGAAAGTATGGCAAAAGTAAGTACAATAGCAGATGACACAGAAGTTCCGTTGGATGATTTAAAGGCTGGAATAATGAATTTGTCTAATCAAACTGGAATAAGTTCTGATGAAATAGCTAATAACGTATATGATGCTATAAGTGCTGGACAAAAAACTGGTGATGCAGTTAACTTTGTTAGTAACTCAACCAAGTTAGCTAAGGCAGGATTTGCAGAAGCAGGACAATCTTTGGATATTCTGACTACAATATTAAACTCATATGGAATGAAAGCAAGTGAAGTAACTAAAGTAAGTGATACTCTTATTCAAACTCAAAATTTAGGTAAAGTTACTGTTGGAGAATTATCTTCTGATATGGGTAAGGTTATACCTACAGCAAAGTCTTTAGGAGTAAATTTAAGTCAAGTTGCTAGTGGCTATGCGATAATGACTGCTAAAGGTGTTAAAAGTGCAGAAACTACTACTTATATGAACTCTATGCTTAATGAATTAGGTAAAAGTGGAACTGTAGCAAGTAAGGCTTTGCAAAGTACAACTGGAAAGACATTCCCTGAACTTATAAAAAACGGTAAGAGTGTTGGAGATGTTTTAAATAGCATGGATGAATATGCTAAGAAAAATAAAAAATCATTATCAGATATGTTTGGTAGTGCAGAGGCTGGTAAGGCAGCATTACTATTAAGTGAAAATGGTGGTAAAGATTTTAATAATATGTTAAAGCAGATGAATGATAGTTCAGGTGCTACAGAAAAAGCATTTAAAAAAATGAGTAGTACAACTCAATACTCTTTAACAGCAGCTTTAAATCAAGGGAAAAATGCTTTAATAGGATTTGGAGATGTTATAGCTCCATTTGTATCCTTAGCAGCACAAGGATTAAGTAAAGTTACTACTTTATTTAATAAAATGTCTTTAGGACAAAAGAAATTGGTAGTTGGCTTTGGAGCATCTTTTGTCGGAGCTAATTTATTATTAAGTGGTTTTAGTAAATTAGCTACAGGAATAAAAAGTAACATAGAATTTACTAAAAATATGATTAAAACTACTAAAAATGGTGTAGGAGCTATAAAGAATTTTGCAAATGGTATTAAAAATGGTACTAATGCTTTAGGTATATTTAAAAAAGGAATTACAAATGGGATTAAGAGTATAGGAAGTTTTAGTAAAAATCTTATAACAACTACCACACAAGGTATAAAGAACTTTGGAAAAGGAATAGTTAATGTTACAAAATCATTAGGTAAATTTACTTTAGAACTTATAAAAAGTGCTGGAAAAGGATTAGTTACTTTAGGAAAAGGATTATTAAATGGAATAAAAACAATGGCTAATTTTACAAAGTCCATAATAATAAATAGTGCAGAAGCTATTAAAAATGGAGCTATATGGGTAGCTAATAAAACAAAGATGTTAGCTTATAAAGTAGCACAGATTGCAGTAACAACGGCAACTAAGGCAATGACAGTAGCACAAAAAGCTTTGAATTTAGCTTTATCAATGAATCCAATAGGAATTGTAATAACATTATTAGTAGCATTAGCTACAACTTTTATAACTCTATATACAAAATGTGAATGGTTTAGAAATGGAGTAAATTCTGTTTGGAGTTCTATAAAATCTATATTTTCTGGATTTTCTAGTTTCTTTAAAGGTGTATTTAGTAGAGATTGGACACAAACATTTGGTTTACTAGGTGTTCCTATTAATTCTTTTTTAAATCAAACAAAATCTATAATAAATGGTGTTAAAGGTGTATTTAATGGATTAATTAGATTTTTTAAAGGTGTATTTACAGGGAACTGGAGAGAAGTATTTGGAGGATTAAAAGATATAGTTTGTTCTATATTTGGAGCAATAGGTGGAGTTATTAAATCTCCAATTAATGCTGCAATAAGTGGGATTAATATGGCGATTCGAGGAGTTAATAAATTAAGTTTTGATATACCTGATTGGGTACCAGGCTTAGGGGGAAAACATTTTGGAATTCATATTCCACAAATACCAGCTTTAGCAGAAGGGGGAATAGTAACTAAAGCAACTATGGCCTTAGTAGGAGAAGGAAAAGAGCATGAAGCTGTAATTCCATTAAGCAAATTAGATTCATTAGTTACTAACTCAGTAAAAAAAGTAATTGGCTCAGGAAATACAAATAATATTGAAGCTATTGTTGATAGAATAGTAGAAAAATTAATTATAGCTCTTTCACAGGTAGAGCATATAAGTGATATAAAAATTGATGGAAGAAGACTAGCTAGAATAATAGCTCCATTGGTTAATGAGGAACTAGCTAGAATTTAGAAAGGAGGATTAGGTGTTTTATTTTATATTCAATAATAAAAAGAATACTGATTTAGGAATACAGGTAGTAAAAAGATCTAATATTCCTATTCCTGAAAGAAATATAGAGCTTAAAAGTTTAAAAGGTAGAGATGGAAGTTTAACAAGAGATTATAAGACTTACAATGATATTAAAATATCAGTAAGTCTTAATTTTATTTCAGGAGAAAATGATTTTATAAATAAAGGAGCAGAGATAGCAAATTGGCTTTATAACATAAATGATAATAAACTTATATTTTCAGATAATGACAAGTTTTATTATAAAGTTAAGAAGATAGAGTGCAAGGATATAGAGAGAAGCTTAAAGGTAATAGGGAAATTTATAGTTACTTTTGTATGTGATCCTTATAAATATTATATAGATAATAATGAAATTGAGATAACTAATTCAACTGAAATAGTTTCACCAATATTAGTTGAAACATCTAAACCTTTAATAACTGTATTTGGTACTGGAGATATAGATTTAACAATAAACAATAAAAAAGTTCAGTTAGAAAAAATAGATGGAAGTATAACTATAGATTCAAGCATTAAGGAGTGTTACAAAGAGAAAGAAAATTTGAGTTATAGAATGATTGGAGAATTTCCAAAACTAATAAGAGGGAAAAATACAATTAATATTAATGGGAATATAGAAAAAATAATAATTAAACCAAATTGGAGGTGCTTATAATGGCATTAAAGAAATTACCACCACTACCAGAAGGACTACATCCTTATTACTGTATTTTTTACTGTGCATCAGGTTATTTAAGTATAGTTAGTGCAGATAGCCCCCTTTACATGCAATATCATTATAGCCAATATGCTTTTATAGGTCATGCGACTAAGCAAAAATGGGATAAAAAGAGTAATAGTTGGGTAGAAGGTGAAAGAGATGCTTGGGATTGGGATAAGGCTGAAGGTCCAAAAGCTAAAAGTGACATTATATTTACAAATTTCGATATATATGATTATGAAGATAAACATGAAATCTCTGTCCCTAAATCTCCTAAAGCAACTGATATAAAAGTTGCTTGTGGTGAATTTATAGAAATGAATAAAGGTATGATATGGGATATAGGAAAATCAATAACATTAGAACCAGCTAATACTTTTCAAGCATGTAATTTTAAAAGTTCTAACGAAGATATTTGTAAAGTAACAGAAGATGGGAAAATAGTCGCAGTTGGTGATGGTGAGTGTATTATTACGATTACATCTAAATTATAGGAGTATATATTATGGCTACTAAAAATTTAAAAATATATGTTAATTGTCCATTACCAACAGAAAAAACTACTAAAGATTTTAAAATAATTGTCAGAGAATTAAATAAGGCTAGTGTTGAAAGTACAGTAAAAATAGCAGTTAAAAGTGAATTAAGAAAAGATGTATATGTAAAAGTAAAAGATTCTGAAAAAGAAACATATATAATAGTTTATGATTCTAAAGAAAATAAGTTTATTAGTAATGGACTTGCTATATTAGAAAATTGTTATAGATGTGAAGTTGAGGAAGTTATGAATGGACTTTATAACTTAGAATTAGAATATCCAACAGATGATAATAAAAGTGAATATTTGGTTAAGGATAATATTATAAAAGTATTAACACCAAATGGAGAGCAACCTTTTAGAATATATAGAGTATTAGAAAATTTAGATACTACAATAGTTTATGCTAAACATATTTTCTTTGATTTAGTAGCTAATTTTTTAATGGATTGTAGGCATAAGTTTGCTACCTGTCAACAAGCTTTGGAAGACATTTTAAATAGTACACTTTATAAACATAATTTCACTTGTTCATCAAACATAATAGAAAGAAGTAATGCCTATTATATAAGAAAAAATCCAGTAGAAGCAATATTAACAGAAGAAAATAGTATTGTAAGTATGTATAATGCAGAGATACTAAGAGATAAATTTAAAATAATTGCTAATGATAGCATTGGTAAAGATAATAATGTGATTATTGAATATAAGAAAAATCTTTTAGGATTAGAAAAAGATGATGATAATAGTGAAGTGGTTACTAGAGTTATTCCAACTGGATTAAGTTCTAAAGATGTAAGTATTATGATTGATGAAATATATGTAGATAGTCCATTAATAAATGATTATATAAATCCAATAGTAAAAGAATATCATTTTTCAGATTTAAAAGAAGATACTGAGAAAGGTATAACTATTGATGAAATTAAAAGACAATTAAAAATAAAAGCAGAAGAATTATTCAGTAAAGATCATATAGATTTACCTAAAACTAACTATAGAATTAATTTTTTAGATTTAAGCAGTACAGAAGAGTATAAAGATTTTAAGGCATTAGAAAAAGTAAAATTAGGTGATATAGTAACTGTTAGACATAAGGAAATGAATATTGATATAAAAAGAAAAGTAGTAAAATACAGATGGGATTGTATCAATAAAGAATATATAGAAATAGAGCTTGGAGATTTAAAGCAAACTTTAAGTAAAGATATTAGTAATATTAATAGCAAAGTAGATAGCATGGCAGAAAATAATAAAAATGCTACAGAATTAGCTAATAAGGCCATTGATAGAGTAAGCAATTTAGAAGAGGTTAACTTTAGAGATTTAAAACAAACTCTTGATGAAGTAGAAAAGCTTACTACAACTAATAAAGCAGCAGTAGAATTTTTAAATAAATCAGCAGGAATAAGTTCAGAAAATATAAAAGCAAATAAAGAAGCTATAGATAACTTAGATAAAAGTAATACAGGTTTATCAGAACGAGTCAATAAAAATGAAGGTGATATAACTACGCTAAATGAAAAAGTTAAAGAAAATAATTTAACTTTACTAGAAGAATTTAAGAAATTAGAAGAAAGAATAAAAGTATTAGAAGATAAAAATAAAGCAATTGAAAATAAAGAAGATAAAACAAGCAATGATAACAATTTAAAATAGTTGTTATCATTGCTTGTTTGATTTTAGAGAGGATGATTAAATGGAAAGAATATTTGATTATTTAAAATTAGGAGTAGTAGCATTAGGAACTGGATTTACATGGTTATTTGGAGCCTGGGATACTCCTTTAGTTGTTTTAATAGTATTTATGGTACTAGACTACATAACAGGACTTACAAGAGGTTATTTAAACAAGGAGCTAAGTAGTAGTGTTGGACTAAAAGGAATAGCTAGGAAGGCTATAATATTTATAGTTTTAATTGTTGCAGTAATGTTAGATAGACTTTTAAATACAGGCAACTGGGTATTTAGAACAGTAGCTTGTTATTTCTATATAGCGAATGAAGGAATAAGTTTATTAGAGAATGCAGCATCACTCGGAGTTCCAATTCCAGAGAAGGTTAAAGATGCATTGATTCAATTAAGAGATGGAAAAAAGAAAGATAGTCTTAGAGAAAATATAGAGCATAGACAATAGTTTATACTCTTTTATTTATATAAACAATTTTAAGAAAGAAGGAATTAGTATGCAAAGTAGAAGTGATAGTAATTTTAAAGGAATAGACATAAGTAACTGGCAAAAAGGTATTAATTTAAATAAATTAAAAGAAAAAGGATATGAAGTTTGTTATATTAAAATTACAGAAGGAAGAGGATATGTAGATCCATGCTTTGAAGAAAATTATAATAAAGCAATAGCAGCAGGAATGAAAGTAGGAGTTTATCATTATTGGAGAGGTACTTCAAGTGCTATAGAACAGGCTAATAACATAGTTAGAAATTTAGGGGATAAACATATTGATTGTAAAATAGCAATAGATGTGGAGCAAACTGATGGATTAAGTTATGGAGAATTAAATAATAATGTTCTTCAATTAGCAGAAGAATTAGAAAGATTAATAGGAGCTGAGGTTTGTATTTATTGTAATACAAACTATGCTAGAAATGTATTAGATAGCAGATTAGGTAAGTATTCATTATGGGTAGCCCATTATGGAGTAAATAAACCAGGAGATAATCCTATATGGAATAAATGGGCTGGATTCCAATATTCAGATAGTGGAACTTCAAATGTAAATGGAAGTTTAGATTTAGATGAATTTACAGAAGAAATTTTTATTAATGGAGAAAGTCAAAAAGTAACTGAGAATAAATCATTTTTTACAAATGCAAGGGCAAAGGTAGCACTAGATCCAAGAAGTAATCCAAGTGATGATTACATAGACTTAGGAGAAATATATGCTGGTGAAAGAATACAAGTATTAGCAGAGGTTTGTGATAGAGAGGATTACTTACCAGTTAAGTATTGGAAAGATGCATTAGGATGTGAAAGTTCAAAGGTTTGGGTTAATGCAAATGAGGATTACTTAGAGATAGATACTAATGCTAGATCATTTAATATAATTACAGAGCTTGATGCTCGATATGAGCCATCAGCGAACTCAAAGAGAATGGGATATGTTAAGAATAATGAGCAATTATATGTGCATAGAGTAGAAGGAGATTATGTTTTAGCAACATACTATGCAGGGGATGGATATAAAACGGCTTGGTTTACAAAAGAATATATAATTAAAGATTAATAATTAAGTCTAGTTGGGATATTCCTAACTAGACTTTTTTTGTTTACAAAATTGTTATATAATGTTAATGAATATAAGTGTTAGGAGGAGAGGTAGTGAAAAAATTAATAAGTGTATTTATGATTGTTATGTTAGGAATGACATTATTTATTGGATGTGGAAGCTCTAGTGTTATTGGTAAAGTTGAAACTAAACCAGTTATGAATGGTACTGGAGATAAAGAAATAGGTAAATATGGAGAAGCAGAATATAATCCAGAAAAAATAACAGATGAGGATTTATTAAAATTCTATGATGAAAATATCAAAGATTCAGGCTTGAATTGGTTCATATTAATTGATGAAAATGATAAGACAAAAGGAATAATGTTTCCAGGATGCAATGTTGTATTAGAATATGGTAATGTAGGAGAAGATGGAAATATACTAAATGTTGAAAAGTCTAGAGTTATAGATGGTAATTCAATAAAAGACATGAGATAGTTAAATATGAAAGTATGGTAAAAATGAAGAATTTACATGAAGAAAATATAAAAAATTTTAAAAAAAGGAAAGAAATAGACAAAATATATGAGGATATTTCAACGTATTACTTAAAAAGATTAGAAGAAGGGACATTAGATTTTAGTAAAGAAAGGCTACTTTTAGAATCAGAAAGAACATATTATGATTCACCAGCAGTAAATAATTTAGTAACTATATTTATAACTATGATGGTAACACCATTTACGCCTGAAATTATAGAAGTTTTAAAAAATATATTTAAGGATGGATTTAACTTAGTATCTATAATAGTAAGAATTGTTATCGTAGGATTTTGGGTTATGATAATGATACTTGGTTTTAGAAGCATAATAAGAAGCTTTGCTAGTATGCATAAGTCATATAAAGATAGAAGTTTATATTATTCTATATGTTTAGAT